AGAAGTTACCCCTAAGGTTAGAGATAAAATTTTCCTTTACTGGCCTTTTCCCTACAATTTTAATTAACGCCCAGATTAAAAGTTTCATTGTATGCCTTCCCTAGTTCGCGGTTGCGTCCTTTGTTCATGCTTGACCTCCCCAACCATTGCCCTTAAATGAAATGCCGGGGGCAGTATATAAACGTTTCATTGCCTTGTTACAACCGCTGCAAAGTTCAATGTCATTGCAATTAGCAATTGGCTTTGCAACGTCAAGATGATGGTCGCATGTATGACAATAGTAAGTGTATGTAGCCATTACTCGGGCCATTTCCCTTGCAGAACCATCATAGCAATAATGGAATAGTTGGCAAGATCCATGAAGGTATCTTCAAGGCTCTCGTGGTTAGGAATAGCGTTGTTGTAAGTCAAGTGCTTGGCACGAGCCATCTTGTCGTGCATCCGCACAAGCAAACCATTTAACGCTCCACCGGGCGCCTCGCTAATATTTTTAGGCCCATAATCCCTGTGCTTAGACAACAAAGTCTTCTGCGCTTGTGTAAACAAAACCTCAATATCTGCTACAAATTTGTTATCCATCATGCTCCTAAAGAAAGCGCATTAATAAAATGCTTAGCGTTATCTAACCCAGTAACAATTTCAGCCTTACTCATCCCACCAACATCTTTCTGGTCAGTGTGACTGTAATCAAAAAACCACGCCTCGAACCATAAATCCTGAAGCGTACCAATCATACGAGTAGTCGCGTCTTTTCCTGCAGAGTCGTTATCAAATGCAAAAACGATTCGGTCAGCAGACTTAATCATGTTTACTTGTCTCTGGGAAATAAAAGAACCATATAAAGCCACACCGGTAAATATACCGACAGAGGCAAGGCGTACTGCATCCAAGGGTGACTCCACAACAATAAGATCACCTCCAGTGTAAGTGTTAAGACCAAAAACAGAGTTACTTTTCTTTATACCAGTGGGGTAGTTCTTAAAGAACCTTCCACGGAAAGCTTTCTCTTGCCAACCTAATAACGTCCCATCGTAGTTATCATAAATAGGAATAATCCATGACTCTTTTTTAACATCCCACCTAACACCATATAGATGTGCTGCAGCGGAAGTAAGCCCGCGAGATTTAAGAGCATGCTCTGGTGGCATTGTAAAAGCATGAAGCATTGCCGGATCTACCTTAACAATATCCGGCTCAGCAGACTTAACCTCTAAAGCCTTATCCAACAAAGACTGAAGATTTTCCTGAGACTGAATCCACTCTTTGGACTGCTCAAAATTAATGTTGCCATCGGAGTCGTAATATTTGTTCACATACCCAATCAGATAAGTGACCCCACCCTTAAAGTGGCAAGAAAAACAAATGTGTGCCCCGGTGTCAGCGTTAATAAACCATGACGGTCTACTGTCATCCTTGCCAGTACGGTCCTTGTGCGCCGGGCAACGAGCTTGAATCTCACTTCCCCGCGTAGACAACGGCTCAATACCAAGGCGCTCTAACAAGCCTTCCATTTCATCAATTGTCACAGGTCATCAGCCCCTAACTCCCTAAATTGTCCTGTGTTCCAGTCCCACAGTAATGAAACTTCCATAGTGCCAGTATTACGACTCGCCAGCACCTTTAAAATTCTAGTGTCGTCCACGTTCTCGTCTTCGCGTTGCAAACCAAACAAGACATCAGCATCTTGGAAAAAAGAAGATGAGTAACCAATAGAATCAGCAGTCACATTACCTTTCTTCATCTTCCAAGTCAACGCTTGCGTTGAAATCACAACAGGGATGTTAAATCTTTGAGCAATTTTTTTAAGGTTACGGGTGATGTTAGTCAACGCCTGCGGAGTGTTCATCTCCCCTGACTGCTCATCCATCATCAAGTAAGCACCATCAACAAAAACAATTTCCGGCTGCAACAACTGAATTTTACTTGCAATACCAGAAACAGTTGAACTGCTGCCTGAGTCTGTCAACCAAAACTTATGCTCAATTTTTTCAAGGTTGCGCAACTTGTACTCATACCTAGATTCCTCTTCATCAGTCAACGTTCCGGTAGTAAGTCGCTGATGTGAAATACGAGCACGCATTGCATCATAACGATTGAGCTGCTCCATGTTAGTCATCTCATAAGACTGAAACATAGGAACTTGACCACTCAAATGAATATTATGTGCCATCTGCAACGCAAGCGTAGACTTACCAGTCTTTGGTGGGGCAACAACCACAATCAACTGACCACCCTGCAAACCACTTGTGGCGGCATCAATAGTTGGAAATCCTGTTGGGTAGCCACGCAAACCGTTTGGCAAATTTTTTCTATCAAGGTACTCACTCCACCGCTTCATTGGATCTGCCGTCAAATCCAAATCTCGGTTAGCGTTTAACCCATCTTCTTCCATTCGAACAAGACCACGCTGTAAAGCAAGTAGTGCGCTCTCATGGTCATGCCCTTTATCAATAAACTCAATTGCTTCGCGCAAAATGTTGTTGGTAGATGATTTGCGCCGTGCAGAAACAACTTCATCAATCAAAAACTCAATGTTGTCCGTAACATCAAACAAAACATATGAAGGAAAATTATCCTTAATAACATCAAGGCTTGGGCACTCACCATACTTCGTAAAATGCGAACGCAGCAAAGACCACACTGACCTATCAGCGGGATCTGTAAACCATGAATCGTTCACATTGCGAGCAAACAGTGGATGCAAATTGCGGTCTGTAATGGCCCGATTAAGTAGTCGCGTTTCGTAGTTCATCTTAGAGTGTAGCTCCAATGTCCATACATCAATTGTCGGGATGGTATATCGCACACGCCCAAAACCTCAGGTCGGTATGGGAGTTCCTTCATAAGTTCTTGTGGTGACTTTAACGAGGTAGCATATCTAAAAGGATTGGTACCCATTCTGTCAAGTTCAGCATGCAGAAGATCCATTTCATCTTGAGATAAATCATAAGAAATCATCTCAAGCGTAATACCACTATTACCTGCAAATAAATACAAACCGCTTAAAAGACTGCGGTCGTATTTAATGTCGTGAACTACTTTAGGAATTATTTTAAACTTTTTTCTTATTTTGGTGGTAACTACCGTAAACACTGCAGTGTTTACAAGAATCCGTTTAGGAGACTCGTTACTGATGTCTCCATTCCTCATAGGACTTCAATCACTCCATGCTTAATAACAAAACTGCGAAACGTATCAGGCGACTTTTGCGCCTCAACCACATCATCATCAGAAACACTTTTAGAAAGTTCCAAAGGGTAAGTACCCTTGTTACTATCTACACGGGCTTTTACAAACTTAACATGCTTGCAAGTTTTCCTGCCAGCAAACCCCGGACAGCTACAAAACAAATCACTGGTTTTGCGATCAACACTAACTTCGCACACCCCAGCCGTGGAACCCCCGGTAAGGAAGATTTGAACTAATCGAGTGGTGTCGCTCACAGTATCCATTCTATCGCCGTAAGTCCCCTCTAGTGGACTCTAACACCAAATACGAAAACGCCTCTCTGGCAAAAGATTCCGTAGCAGAACCGTACAGCGTATCCCACGCATCAAGTTTAACGTTTGTCGTTACAATCGTGGGTAATCCACGGTTAAACCTACTACGTAGCAAGTGATGAAGAACTGAACGTTGCCAACCCGAAGCTGACATATGCTCCTTACCAACATCATCCACAATCAACACACGAACATTGTAAGCATCATCGGCACACTCACCATGCATACCCAAAAATAAGCGCTCCATTTCATCGGTCTTACTATCGCCCATCAAAGACCCACGAAGCTCAACAACATCATTGAAGGTAATGAAATAACAAGGATTAACAATAATCTTGTTTTCTTGTGGGGCAAACGCATCCATAGAAAGATTGCGTAACATATCCTGAAGGACTACCAAAGCCAAAGTTGTTTTACCATTACCGGGCTCGCCGTAAATCAACAAGCCCTTACCACACGAACGTTTCCCATCAGCCTGAATAATATTGCCACGACTGACCTGATCAATCCACGAACGAACTTTCTGCAAATCACCATCAGTAACATCTTTACAATCCTCAAACTCCCAACCAAGGCGAGCCCTAGGAACATTAGCAATCTTCACCCATGTTTTCCTGCGAACAGGCAACTCATCTACCTTGAACATCAGTCCTCCATCCAATCCCATGACTTGTCAGCCTGCTGCTTTGCGTCAACAAGATCCTGCTCATTAGACAACATACCACGAGCCCTTTGCAACAACTCAGGACCACGAATAACAAACAACTTCCATAGCGCATCCGCAGAATCATACTTGTCATGAGCAACAGACTCAAAAAACAAGTCAAGCATCAAACATTCAACCTCACCGTCAGTATCAAGGCGTTTACGCATAGACGCTAAAGCCGGAATAAACCTGCTCTTAGTCAGTGACCAAGGCTTAATACTCCACATCTCTTCAACCTTATCCGCAAATTCTTGCGCCACATCCTTGCAAGACCATGCAGACTTAGGAAGATTGTTACGGGTCAACGTTTTAGCCGCAGCAGCAGCCTTAGCGGCAGCATACTCAGCCTTGCGTTCCTGCTGATACTTCAAACGATCCGCTACCGCATCATCGTCAGACGAAGTCCTGCTAAAAAAATCATAAGGCGCCACTTGAATTCCTATCGTTTTCTTTTCCCCTCGGACCCCGTCCGAGAATCTTTTACAATCTATATCTGTATAAGAATTACTGTTGTAATTGTTATACTGTTGATTCAGTTGTATGTCTCCGCCTATTACCGCCCGGTCATAAACGGCGGACGGTAGGTTTGAAAAATAGAACTCCCGACCCGCATCTGTGACCTCCGTAAACGCCATAATTCGACCACTTACACGGTATTTACCCCGCCGAATAAAACCAGCAGACTCTAATTCCTGTAACGACCTACGGATGGCTTTCTCGCCCTCTAGGAAGGCCTCTGAGAGCTTTTCAGCGCTCGTTAATGCTGGGTCCCGTATCATGGCTGCCAAAGCCCCTAAAGCCCGTATAGACATCATTTACGGTACTTCTCCATCTCCTGTATCAAAAGTGGGGTGATGTACCGAACAATTGTTGCCAAAGCTTCGTATAAGTCGTCCGTATCATCTGCATCATCCTCATCATCGTCGTCGTCATCAGTGAACTCCCCAACAAGGGTTTCTTGCTCAGGAATGTTTACCGCATCAGGTACCTGAAGGTCATCAGCAGGTGTAATGGCAATCATTCCATTAGTTAAGTCTTGTGCCTGAACACCCATCTTTTTTGCCCATGCTAAAGCTTCCGTGCACAAAGGGTCATCATCATCCCACAAAATTAAAACATCAACGATGTCTTTTGTGGTGTCATAAGCGGCAAAAATATCCGCAATAGGGTTGTCTGAGTCCATCAAGTTAGCTGATGGTAGACCGGCCAAAGATGTGTTTAATGGCGCGGAAACAAGAACATCAATGTCCTTGTCTTTGGCGTACTGGGCGGCATAAATTTGCCCCTCTGATGGAGATGATACTACGGGTAGAAGGATGAGAATGTCCTTCTTGTTAATGTAAAAGTAGTCATCAAGTAGTGCTTCAACATTGGTCCGGGAAGTTTTCCCTGATCCGACAATGAGCGTGTAACGCATGTGCTCCTCCTAAGTTAGGGAGCAGCACCTTACCACGTCAGTGGCTCTTGTCAAGAAATAGTGATAGATGGTTTGTTGACGTAGTTAGTATAGAGGGGCGTGGGAGGTGTGATTCCTGTAGTCGAGATCGCGGTTGTAGCAACCATAGCTGTTGTATTGCTGATCTTTAAAATTCGATATTCAGAACTTGATATTACGCCAATAACAATTGCATAATTAATCTGGTTACCTGTACCACCAATATTGCCTTTAATGCTTAGAGTTTGACCTACTTTAATATTATCGGTCGTATCATTAAGTATAACTGTTGCCGTAGAATACTCCTGTGTAATACCCGAAATTGGGTCAGGCAAATTTATGTTCTTGTAACCCGATGAACCACTTGATGTCCCAATATTTTTAATTTCTAATATTGAATACGGCCCAGCAGAAACATATGTGGGTAAAAAACTGCTGGTTTGTAAATCTTTTAAGTTATATTTTAAAATCCCAGTACCGCTAGCATTAGCCAACGTGTTGCTTGTAGCAATAATAGTTAGTTTATTTGGGTTAACGAACGCACTTGATGCTGCACCTACCTCAAATTGTGCCGCGTCAAAGAAGTACCCTGATTGAGAAGCAACAGTTGATGTTCTTGTCAAAGACCAACCCGGGGCCGCATAAAAAGCATCCGAAGGAGATGTTGCAGTAACGCTGACCCTAAACCAGTTAGTGGTTGATGTCGTGGATTGCGCACTGGCTGTGGATAATGCTGTGGATGCTGCTGAACCATCAGATTTATACCAATAAATAAACGGGCTAATTGGAGAAACTTGATACCCACCTGAGTTTGTGTCAACAGAAAACGTGTATCGAGTACTGCCTTTAACCGGAATCATTTTTGACGCAGCAGATGTTAACTCAGGTCCTGTTTGAGACATGTACAGTCGTGTGTTTGCTGGTATTGAAGCTTTAGTTGTCCCGTTTAAAACTAATGTATAGTTAGTAACAGAGTCTAAATAATCCCCGTACGTGATGGCGCCTGTGGTAGAAATAATATAATCTCCAGCCCTAAAGTCAACATATTTAGGCGTAATAGGGTGGGTATTGATAGCAGTTGTTGTTGATGTTATGGCAAACCTAGGGGAAGAAATGATTCTAAATTCCCCAGAACCATTATCTGCTTTTACATACAACATGCCATTATCTGCAGACGACTTAACAGTAGCCGTGGTAGCAACTGCTCCAGTCGTTGAGTCCCAACCATAATGTGGGCTACCAACAACGTACATTGCCGGAATAGGCAAAAAGTTATTAGCTGCTGTTGTTGTCGCTATAGCAGATGTAGGAGATACCGAACCATCAACCGTCCATAATATATCCGCTTTAAGTTCGGTAAAAGAAGCAGAATTTTGATCTGGAATCAAATTTACAGACGATGCTGTTGCAGTAACATCATACCCAGTGAGAGCTTCACTTGCTAACCTAATGCCGTATGTCGAACCCTTATTCTGATAAATTGAAACTAGATTACTAAGTATGCTTCTAGCAAATTTAACATCAGAAATTTTACTGTAATCGAACCCAAATTGATTAAGCAGTAGCTTTAACAACTTGGAATCAATTTTATCAATACTGCCTCTATTAAAAATTAAATCAATATCTGTTCGCCACTTATCGTATTGAAAAGCAAACAGAGAAAGAAAATCTTCAAGGTCTTGGTTGTACGTACCTCGAGAATTAACTTTATACAAACTAGGGAGATAATCAACCAATTGTGCTGTAGTGGCGTTATCTTTAACAAAAACTTCTTCGTACTTTCCTACTACTCTTGCACCATTTGTTCCGTCAATGATGTGTGCGCTATAAAACGCTTCGGAACCTTGAAGGGCTGTACTTGTAATCCCTTTACCCGGATTAGTGGTGTACCCAATCGTTCCACTAGTTGCGCCCGTGTCATACGCATGAAAAGTTGCGGGAATACCAAGTTCAGTAGTTGGGGATGTTGCCCACGTAGACCCGGTAGGTGGCGCAAAAGATGCAACAAGAGTGGTGTCTCTAGGGAAAATTATTAAATCCCCACCACTACCATACACAGTATTGTTAGTAGTGGTGAACCCAAATTTTCTTGCGGTAGGTGCTGAAGTAATAACGCCAGAAAGAATAGTGCCTGAGTACAAGGATGGTCCAGCAACAACAGTATCTCCAACGGCTACCTTTACATCAGTTGATGTGTAAAAGAATCTAACAGAAGAAGTTACTCCTGTTGTAGCGTACGCTGAATAAACACCTTCTGGATGTCTTTGAACACCGCGAGTTAACGTGAGAAAAGAAAAACTTGTTGACGTAATTGATGATGTTAAAACATTATTAATAGTACTTGCCACACCAACAGCAACATGGTTTACTCCATAATTACTTGGTTGTGTTTGAACTTTTATGCCTCGTACATCAGTATCAGATAATGGCATTATGTAGCTAAGCCCCCTGATGTTGCAACAGTCACCGAGTATGTACTGTTATATGTGGGGATTTCATTAATATAAAAATACAAAGTCTCGTTTAATGTTGCTGGTGCGGCTGCAATATACTGCTTTTCAAAATACGTAATATCGCAACCCACAACATTAGCAACCGAAATAACTGTTTTGTACACATCACCTTTACTGATAGTGTCATTAAAAGTAACATTATCAAAAGCAAATAAATTCTTTAAAGCTGCTTTCACATCAGCGGCCACATTGGTTGCATTTGCGGTTGGTGCAACATAAACAGTAAGACTTACAGCCGGGTATGCTTCTGTGTAATCAGCAACAGTTATTGATGTACCCGGAGGGGCTTTGCTAACAAAAGACGCAGAAATTTTATTGATGTCTGACTGTGAAGTGATGTGTCCACCAGATGGGCCCGCAACAAACAAAATAATTGAGTTATAAGTTTCAGCAACTGCAATTGCTTTTTGAACAACCGGATCCGTTAACTTGACCGCAAGTTTAGCATAATCGTTCAATGACACTGCACGGTTTAACGCACTCAACTGAAGCGGGGCGTTAGTTCTAATAGAATCTGTTGATTCAAAATCCGTACCTGCAGCTGTTGCAGTAGTGGTGTTTGTAACAGATAGTTTAGACACAAGAGAATTAGTGACCACATTTGTAATCTGGTTTGCGGCCACATTCCCTGCGGTACCCCCGCCTTTACGATAAATAACATTGATTACCCCTCCCGAAGGTGGGATAACACCCGACACACCTTCACCAAACTTAATATACGATTGGTTATTCCCGTCATAAAAAGTAGTAAAGACTTTATCTGCTGGACCGTAATCAATAAGGTTATTTACATTTGTGTACGCGTCCCCAGATACATCAAGAGAAATTGACGACGCAATGATTGGAATATCAGGCAGTGAATAGGTTTGATAGGGCGTTCCGTCTGAAACTTTGTATGCATTTTTAACAACCGTTTGCCCCTCAGATACCGGAATTGTTGCTGAACTTCCTGCACCAATAACAATGTTAGACGCTCCAAGGTATTCATAAAACACTTGATTACCATCAGCGTCTGTGCTTGTTGAAAATAACGCGGGAGCGGTTGTGGATGGCGCTACTGTTGCCGTTACTGTACTAACATTCGTAGCAAGCAAATTAAACTTTGCTGGTGTGGGGGACGCTGGACTGTAATTAAGCATTCGGGCAATACCCAGCACTGTTTCACGTTGGGTAGCTGTGCTTAAGAACCCCTCGTTAGCGGCACGATCAATATAATAGTTGAGAATATCTCCCATGTAGGAAAACAGCTCAATAAGAACAACCCCAAAATCAGTAGCGTCTCTGGAGGTCCACTGGGGCGCAAAATTAGGAATGAGGTTAAGCATGTCGTCTCTGATGGACGAATAATCCCGCGAACGGTAATCTATCTGCGGAACAAAAAAGTCATTAGCCATTGAGATACCCAGCCTGTATTAGATCGCCCGAACCGGTTGTTGAATTTTGTGTAATAGTTACTCTGTCTTCTGTTCCATCAGGCAAGGTGTAGTAGACCGAAAATGTTAAGATTGCATTGCTACGATCATAATTATACAAGACTTCTGACAGACTAACCTCAGGTATCCACCGAATAAACGCCTCAGAAATAGCCTCTTTAAGCATACCCACGGCTGTGTCTACATTTTCATAGATGAGGGTATTGATTGCCGCACCGTACCTGTCATACCAAACCCGTGACCCACGCTCAGTGGCAATAACAGTAAACACCTTATTTCTCCACGCTTTGGCACTGTCACTGGAAACAGTGTCCACAGCGCCTGTCCTAAACCCAAAAGGGACTTCTATTTGAACATTCTTTTTACTCGACGTTTGTGTAAATACAGGGCTCATAGTTTCTCCTCTAACGCCTTAAGCCGGGCTTCCAAATCATTTATTTTGCTTTGTTGTTGCCTAAGAATTGAGTGAAGAACAACCGGAAGTTTTTCGTAAGCAAAGTAATCAACTTTACCTTCAGAGTCATGGCCTATTAACCAATCTAAACCTAGCTCTTCTGCCTGTTCTGCAATAAAACCGTAGGACCACGCGGCGTTTTCTTTTTCAAGATCAACTGCCGCATTATATTTAAAACGTTTAGGTGTTAAAGATAGGACAGTAGGGGCGTCCCATTCGTAGTCAGATATTTGTTGCTTAATTCTTACTGTAGATCCTGCATTATAACCAACTTGATACGGGCTAGCTCCCTGCACATATACTGGTCTAGGGGTTCCTGTTGTGATTGAGTGTGATGCAATAGATCTTGAATAAACATTTTGACTATCACCAGCAGAACTTACGTTACCTAAATAAATAGTTCCGCCAGTTGGTGCAATAAGTACATCATCTGTTGTGCTAGATGTGTCTAATCGTAAGTTACTACCACTGGCGGAATATAATCTTAAAAAAGTATTAGTGCTGTCGTAGGATATTGCACCGCGCACAGTGCTATTAGTTTGAAACTCTACAGGGTTACCAGTAGCACTTTGATTACCTAAAATTGTTTTAGTGCCGTTTATTTCGGTTCTTAATGGGTTATTTACTAAAGAAACGCTTGACGCCTGTATTGTTAGTGTTCCATTTCCTTGAACCAACATATACGCGCCATTAACAGTTGCCCCTCCGCTATCTATTTTTACAGTTTTAACACCGCTAATATCTTTAGACAACCATATTGCTGGTCCGGTGGCCCCAGTAGCATCCGGAGTAGCTCCGTAATGCAGTATTAACCCACCAAATCCGGAGCCATCATTGAACGGTACGATATGCCCGTTGCCCCCAGATGCCGTAAAACTAAGAGAGTTATTAGGGCCATCTAAAGCAACATAGTTACCTGAGTTACCTGTTGCTATGTACCCACCGTAAGAAACTAAATTACCGGTAGATGCGGTAAGCGAAAATTTAGTGGTTCCGCCAACTGTATACGCGTATAAACCAGTTGTATCCATAACAAGTCTGGCACCAGAACCACTGTTAGTTGAAATGTTTGCACCAATAATTGTTTTACCATTGATAGCTGTTGCTGATATTAAATCAGCGGTAATAGCGCCGCTGGCTATGTTACTAGCGACAATTGTGCCAACTGCTATTTGACTACCTGTAATAGTATTAGCAGCAATGTTGCTGGCAAGTATCGTTCCTGTTGCAATGTTGCTTGCGACGATTGTTCCAATCGCAATCTGAGACCCAGTGATTGTATTAGCAGCAATGTTGCTGGCAAGTATCGTT